AATGAAGGGAGTTGCCGTAGAAGTAGAACAAGCTTTTTCGGCATTAGTTAATCTGAGAAACAACATTACAAGCTGGATAAGCGAAAAAGATTTAATTGCTGCAAATCAAGTTACACAAGACCAATCGCAACTAAACGATGCGATTGAGAATATGAAAACTGGCAAAAATGCCGCCCAGTTTGCAGTTTCAGAAAATAAAAATAAATCAATAAAAGACCTTGACAAACTGATAGAACAGGTTATATTATATAAGACTCTACTAAAATAATTGGAGGTTTAATGAGCAAGCAATATAGTAACGGATCTTCCTTGAATGAGAAGATCCTTAAGGGCATGAATGTTCTTGCGGATAACGTGGGAACAACTCTTGGCCCAAAGGGACGTAATGTCATTCTTTATGATAAGAAACAGAACATCCCTGTGATCACAAAAGATGGTGTAACCATCGCAAAGTTTGTGGAACTTGATGATCCGTTTGAGAACGTTGGAGTTCAAATCCTTAAGCAAGCGGCAGAACAATCTGCGAACAAAGCTGGTGACGGAACCACAACAACAACAGTTCTCACTAGAGGGATTATAAACAAGGCGCAGAAGTATCTGACTTCCGGTGTTTCCCCTATTGAGCTTAAACGCGGCATGGATAAAGCATGCGAAGTTATTTGCGAGAAGCTTATAGAGAAAGCTCGTCCTATTCAAACAGAAGAAGATATTTTCCACATTGCAACAATCTCAGCCAACAACGACAAGTCTATTGGAACTCTTATTTCCAAAGCAATTGATGCAGCAGGTAAAGATGGAACTGTTCTAGTTGAAGAAGCAAGATCGGTCAACACATCTCTAGATTTGATAGAGGGATTTCGTTTCGATTCTGGCTACATTTCGCCCACATTTATCACGAACGAACGCAATGGCACCGTAGACTATGATAGTCCTTTATTTCTCGTTACAGATGAAAAAATTGAGACAATAGAGCAAATTTTACCCACTCTAGAGCTGGCCGCAAGAGAGTCTCGTCCTCTAATTATTGTTGCTGGTGATATGGAAGGTCAAGCGCTAGCTGCTGTGATTGCAAACGCTGTCCGTGGAACAATGAAGATAGCAGCAGTCAAGGCTCCGAGATACGGAGAAGAAAGAAGAAATATTCTTAAAGACCTTTGTGCATCTGTCGGCGCAACCTTCATTACAAGAGAGAACACATTATCTTTAAAAGAAATTAAATTGACTCACTTTGGTCAATCAAAAAGAATAACGGTGTCAAAAGCCGGAACAACAATAGTAGGGGGAAAAGGAGATGAAGAAGAAATTGAAAAGCGCATTGACTCGGTTAAAGCTCTCATCGCTGAGGAAGACAATCTTAAAATCTGCGAGAGATTGCAGGAACGCATTACTCGTCTTGCTTCTGGTGTGGCTGTTATTAGAGTAGGTGCTGCAACAGAGGTTGAGATGATTGAGAAGAAGCACCGTATTGATGATGCTTTGGAAGCTGTTCGTTCAGCGCAAGAAGAAGGGATTGTTCCTGGTGGTGGAGTTTCTTTGTTGAAGTCAGTGTCTGATATAGAGATTCAAACAGATAACGAAGAACAAGCTCTTGGCGCTAAAATTGTTATTGAAGCTGTAGAGGAACCACTTAGACAAATGGCGAAGAATGCTGGAATGTCTCCTGACATTGTGGTGAAACTAGTTCGCGAGACTTCAACGTTCAATCATGGCATGAATTTCTTGACCGGTGACATAGTTAACCTACTAGCTTCTGGAGTTATCGATCCTGTTAAGGTTACAAAGTGTGCATTGCAAAATGCGGTGTCTGTGGCATCAACTATTATCACTACAAGCCATGCGATTGTCAACTCCTAGAACTATTTACTAGTGGAGGAACATGCCATGACTAACAGTGACATAACGCACTTGACCCAAGCCATTATGGAGCTGAAAGGTCAAATTGAAAGAATGTCTGAGCGCCAAGAAGAAATGGTCGAAGACGTTAAGAAGATTAAAGAAGCAGTTTACAATCCAGATTCGGGTTTGTATGCTCGGCTTAGAGAATTAGAACAGTGGAAAGAATCACAAGCCAAAGTTCAGTGGACTATAATCACAACTGTGATTGGTTTAGTTGCAGCTACTTTATATAAAATGATTACTTCTACTTGACAAGTTAATAAAAACATGTTATATTATATACATAACAAACGGAGTAAACATGAGAGTTAGAATAAGTTATTCGGTAGATCTAGAAGATGTGCCGAAAGAATGTGCTAGAATGCTATATCAAAGCATTGATCACATTGATGAAGTCCATAAAGAAATTAAATCTCTTGTCGATAAACTCGACAACGAAGATGCTATCGTGTGGCAAATTAAAGATCAAATAGACCGATGTCGTCGCCGACTTACAAAACTAGACTCTATTTTAGCAGACAATGAAATGATTTTAGAGGGCTATTTTACAACCAAACAATCAAAGGAGGTGGAAGATGTGGCTTCGGAAGGGTGATTTAGTTAGAATACCTGCGAACACTTGCCTTACAAAAAGAATGTCTGAGCTCTCTTTGATAGATAGATATTATTATTTAAAAAAGCCTACAATGGGAGTTTTTATGGAATATACAAATGAACAAAAAGGTTTGGTGTTTATAAAAAACAGTTATTGGATGATAGATTTAAAAAATATAAGATATGTGGAGAAAGAAAGTGTTGGTTGAATTAATTGAAATTAAAGAGATAAGTAAAGGAAATTATAGTTTGTCGCCTATTTTTATTAATTCTCCATCTATAGTTTATTTATCAGAAAACAAGGAGATGAAGTTTAAATTACAAGAAGGCAAATTAAATCTAGGCCTTAATCAAAATTTTACAAGCTTCACAGATGTAAGGCTTAACCACGCACAAGGGTACTCATCAACCATAACAGTTGTCGGAGATCCCGGTCTAATAGAATTAAAAATCTTTAACAAACAACAAAAACAATTACTGCGTGGCTAAAATTATTATAAAATGGAGTACAGATGATAAAATACGTAATTTATGGGAAGGCGTCATGCCCCTATTGTATGAAAATAATTAAAAAATTAACAGAAGCAAAAAAAACTTTCTATGTAGAACTGCTAGACGGAAACCCAGAAAGACTAAAACAAATGAAAGTAAAATATAATCACAACACTGTTCCTATCGTTCTTGTACAGAAAGAGGAGGAAATTTTAATTGGTGGCTGTGACGACACAATTAAACATTTGGAGAAAGAACATGAAAAAACCGATTTGTAGACACAAACATGACCACTATCACAAGATGTTTGGTTATGGCTACGTTGTGAGAGAGTGGGATAATAAAGTAAGGGTGAGATGGATCTTGTCCAAAACAAGGTGGAAAGAACACACGTTGGCAAAAAAAATAGTTGTAATTATTGATTAGGAGAAAAAATGGAAGAAATGACAAACTACACAATTCAGAAGCCTTGGGGTCATGAGATACGGTTCGCAGAGAATGAAAAATATCTAGGAAAGATTCTTTACATTGCAAAAGGACACAGGCTATCTAGACAATATCATGAGGTAAAAGATGAAACAATCATGGTTTATCACGGTGCCCTTACCCTAGAGATAGGTGAACCAGGAACAGAGAGTTTTAAGACAAAAACTCTTTATTATGGCGATAGATTTCGCATACTCCCAGGAGTAATTCATAGATTTTGTGCCCCTCATGACGGCCCGGTAACATTAATAGAAGTTTCAACACCGGAGATAAATGATGTTGTAAGGCTTGAAGACGACTATAAAAGAGTTTAACAAAACTCCTTTTGTTAGCCCTCCTCTCTATTTACTATAGGGGGGAGGGTTTTTTATTATGTTGTGGATGTTATTATCGTGCATGTTAAGTTTCCAAGAGGAGGGAGATTTAAAGTCAATTTCTGTTGAACAAACAAGGGCTGCTCATCATTTCAATTATGATAAACCAATTAAGTCATCAGTTCGTATAGTTGCTATGAGTGATAAAGAGACCGAGCTGGGACATGGATCTGGTAATTATTTTAAAATAGGAAAACATAGATTTGTTCTGACAGCGGCTCATGTGGTAGCTGATGATAACCTTGTTATGTACATTCAAGATGGTGGCTTCTTGGTCGAAGCAGGAGTGGCATATGTAGATAATGTTAGAGACATAGCTATTATTGTTCCAAAAGCCAACTTAACAGTGAAACCAATAAGTTATAAAAGAAACAAGAAGCCAAACATCGTTGGAGAAACAGTTGTCTATGCCGGTTTTCCTGCAGATTTTGGCCTCTCTGTGTTTAACGGGACGGTTTCTATTTGTTCAACATCCAGTTTTACTATGCAATCCTTCGCCCTACCCGGTTCTTCAGGATCAGTTGTGTTTGATAACAAGGGAAGGGTGTTGGGAGTTGTGTCTGCCTTAAAGATGGGCTTCTATCCGCACTCACCATTTCCCCAACTTCATCCAACAATGGTGTATGTTGCAAGAACCAATAATCTGTCGCGACACGACATACAGGAGATTATTGTGAAGTGGAACAACTTAAAGTAGGCTCTTTAATTTTAGACAATGGAAAAATTGGAGTCATAATAAAAGTAATAACTAGCGGTACATTAAACACTGATCATGATTTGATCAAGTGGAGAAACAACTATGAAGTTTATTATCAGGATGGCTCTTGTTCTATAATAGGAGAGTCTACACTTCACCGATTGATAAAACGTGGAGATGTAAAATTATTATGACCTGCTACTACCCTACTACCCTACTACCCCCCTCTCCCCTGCGTGTCTCGCCTGCTACACTGGTGGGGGGCTACTACCGTGGATCCACATAGTATAGTTTTACCCAAAAAACAAGAAGATCTTGTGTTTCTTTATAGATTTTTTGATCAAAAAACAGATGATATTTGGAAAGAATATGTTCTCTATTGTGATTCTTATATAACTTATCCAAATGCTACTCTAATCTTCCCGATTATATTCACAGAAATTTATTTCTACGAGGAGATGATGACTCGAATAAGAGTTCATTTATCTGAAGAATCACTGAGGAACATCGACTATGATGATTTTTCAACCTGGTAATCTTGTAATCTATAACGATCTCAAGCATGGTGATTCAATCTGCGTTGTTTTGGATCATGGATGTTGCGGCTATGGGAATGACACTAGAGTTATTTACGTTGTCTATTCTCTACAATTTTCTGCTCTTTGGATTGTTTACCAAACTGAGCTGCGACATCTAGACATCGAAGTCCAAAAATGAAATTACATAAAAATTTTATCTAACTTACATAAATTATAACAAATTTGTTAAAACATGTCAAGCATTTTATGTAACTTTCTTAAAAATTTTTCCTTTGCAAGAAGTGTGCCAAAACTTCTTTACATAACTCTTTCACTCAAATCTTTGTTTGAGATAGCTAGTGGAAGATTTTTGCTCCACTTGCAAGAACCATGCCAATTTTTATTTACATAACTTAGTGACAGTTTTGTGTAAGTTAGATAAAATTTATGCAAGTTACATAAAATGACATTGCAATAATCGTGCCAATTTTTATTTACATAACTTAACAAGTAAAACCGCCCATTCCCGCCCGCTTTCGCCTATTAACTAGAAGTGGCATAAAATTATAACAAACTTTACAAATTTTAGCAAACTTCTTAAACTTTATAAGTCATTCGGACAAAAATTGTCCTCCAAAGACTTGACAAAATTTCCTCACCATATTATATTATAGAGGTAAACACAAAACGTGGAGAAAAAATGGTGAAACGAGAAGACATACACATCGGCAAACTTTTAAGATTTGATCTACACAGACCACACCAAAGTTTTATAGGTATCGTTACATTTTTAGACCTAGATGGATTTTGGATACACTTTCATGATGGTGACAAACTCTATGTGTGGTATAAATATGATTTGGGTGATTATACGCCCTTGGAGATAAAATGAACAATGTAACATTTAAGGTGGGCGATCTCGTCAGACCCACACATAACAATAGAATAGGAATAGTGGTTCGGTTTTATGATAATGGCCTGTATGGTGTCATGTTTGAGAATGGACACACATACACATGTTTCTTAAAAGACTTGGTGGCATTATGAACAACGTAACATTTGAAGTGGGCGATCTCGTATATGATACCCACATTGACAAAATAGGTTTGGTGACATATGTGTTTGACGAAATCGCATATCGCGTTCTGTTTTCAGATGGAGAATATACAGTTTTTATCGGAGATTTGGAGGAAGTATGAGGATAGCAAAAACATTAGAAGATTTGCCCACAGGCACACCAGTTGTAATAAATGGATTAAAAACATATAGAGGGCTTGTAATAGAAGTCGGATGGACTTCTCTGTCTTTGGATTGTTGGGTTAAAATCCTGTTCACAGATGGATCAGGTGTAATTTATTACGAAGAAGATCTTGAAGAAGAACAGATAAGAATTGTGGAGATCACATGAAATACTATGAAAAAAACACACTCGTTAAAGATAAACGTACAGGCGCAATTCTTCTTATAATAGGCTCGCACTTCCGCACCGAAACCATTCGCATACCAATTAGGAGGGTGATAGTTTATCGTTGTATTCAACCACATGAACCCAAGTATGTTTTTATGCGACAACACGATGAACTTACGGAGGTGATATATGAAGATAGGTGATTTGGTAGTGTGGCGAAACATTCCGTACATTGGAGTCATAATGGAGAACAAGCAAGGTTATGTTCAAATTCATTGGCTTGGTGACGGCCTTAGATCATGGGAAGATAGTCGTGATCTACAAGTGGTCAAAAAATGTCCTTGACAAAAAACAATCAACATATTATATTATAAACATCACAACAAAACATTGGAGGTAATCAATGAAAACAAAAGTAAAACAAAAGATAATGCACGACAGGTTTTTATCTTTGACAAAAGAACAAATAATAGCTATGGCTGACCTTGGAGAATACATAGACAGCAGATATGCTTGGGATCACACTCTCACCGAAGGAGAAGAAATACCCAAGCATTGTCATGAGGAAAGATATATTGATCATTGGTGGGATATCACCATTCTTGGGAAACAATACATAAAACTCAAACTACAAGCTGAGTATTGGCTGAAAAATCCCCAAAAGTTCTTTGATCTGATGGAAACAGTACAGAGTAAAAAAAGATGGGGAACTATGAGAGGATACAAATTGAAGGATACAGAACTTGAGCTTTTCACAGTAATGTGTTTCCTCAAAGGCTTATCCTCTCGTAAAGAAGACTATGCTATTTGGCAATGCTACAAGAACGAACCAAAGTTCAAAAAAGGAGATATAGTAAAGTTCCGCTCAAATACTGGTGTGGATGCTGTTTTGAGGAAGCATAACTATGGGGGCAATTGCAGTAATTATTACGGCTGTGGTAGTCATGAACTGGTGAAGGCCAAAAAGAAGACCTACATGATAATAGAGGTCGATCCCAAGCTAGATGGGAACTCCTATGCAAAGACCTATGCATATCATGAGAAGCAAGGTGGGTGTAGATACTACAAGGTTCTTCCCATGGGAGAAGCCAAAACCTACTTCGTTGTTGAAAAGTTCCTTAAAAAGTTTAGGATGCCAAAATGAAAGTCGGTGATTTGGTAAGATATAAGTGTTGGTGGCGCGGTCAAATTGGCCGTTGCGTCAAGATAAAAAAAATGTGGAGTGGAGATTACGAGTATCTCTTCTACTGGTATTTAGATAACGAAGAAGAGATTGAAGATCCCGACCAATTGGAGGTGATTTATGAAAGTGGGTGACTTGGTTATGATGCGAGGAAAAGAGGTTTTTGGCAACAATACTGTGTCATGGCCAAAAGGATGTGTCGGGGTTGTTTTATCATTACGCACACCCTCGCACAATAGATGTTATGTCCATTGGTTTGATGGAAGCAAGAAGGGTTGGATAAATAAACATTGGATAGAGGTGATAGATGAAAGTAGGTGATTTGGTACAGATACGTCACAACGAACGTCATGGTTTGTTCGTAGTGGTTATGACTGAGGAGTTTGTTGATGGATGGACAAAGATACTATCTTTGAGATATGGAAAGGAGTTTTGCGAAATGACTCGCTCATTGGAGGTGATTTGTGAAAGTAGGTGATTTAGTGAAAATAAAGCATAACGAAGATTATGGGTTATTTATCATCATGGGAGATGTTCCAATGAAACCATGTTCGCCCGATAAGCAGTTTATAAGACTATATTCTTTGAAACATGATCAAGTGTGTTTTGATATGATACGCTCATTGGAGGTGATTTGTGAAAGTGGGTGATTTAGGAAAATTCAACAACAAACAAGAATGGACGATAATAGACTTAGTAGGTCGAATGTTTGTCATTACTGAAATAATGGAAGACCAGCATGCTATAAGAGTCAGAATGTTAGACGATTTTGAGGAAATCTTATTTGACAGCACAGAGATCTTACATTATGCAAAGATTGTTGAAACGGACAAAAAATGTCCTTGACTTTTTCCGGCAACCAGTTATATTATAAACATCAACAATCAACAACGGAGATGACATGAATAAAAGATATGTTGTAACAATACAAATGAGGGATGGAGATTACGAATACTATTCTACATGCCAGCACCAACTAGATCCGGAAGCACTAGATAAAGCTGAGGATAGAGATGCCTATATTCTCAAAGAGGTCAATGGCGATGATCATGTTAACACATGGAGTGGGTGGTATGAAGCCGAAAACGGCTATGATTATCGCATGTATCGTATCTATTCCTTGATTGAGATACGAGAACCCGAACACGCAGAGCTTTTACAAAGCTATGGCATTTATTGAGGTGAACTATGAAACGGACATTATGTAGACACAAAGACGAGGGTATGTTTGAGAACCTTGGTTTTGGTGTGATAAAAAACGACCTTGATGAAAAGTTTGCTTTGGTTGAGTGGTTGCTCTCAAAGAGAGAGCATTTTATGAAAAAAGATTACCTTTATATTTTAGATGAAAACGAAATAAACGGACACAGGAGTTAAGCATGAGTTTACTATTATCAAAAGATAGGTGTTGGTATGTAAAGACCGATGAAAAAACACCCAATGAGGTTGCCTTGACATATGCCGAAGCTATTCTGATAGCTGATCTACTGGTGGCAAATAAACATACAGGGGTAGAAATCTATAGAGGACAATTACACATGGAGATAAAATGAGTAAGTTTAAGGTAGGTGAACTGGTGACACTATCATCAGCCGGAATGAAGAACGAACACAATTGTGGCTACTACACAGGCTTTGGGATAGTGGTTGAATACTTTAATTATAGAAGATTTCCATACAAGATGCGATGGTTCAATAAAAAGTACACCAATAGAGAATTTACAGCCAAAGAATACGAACTCAAAAGATACAAGGCAAAAAAATGAAAGTAGGTGATTTGATTAGGTGGGAAAACGGAAATAAAGAATACGAGCTAGGTGTGGTGACAGAAGTACACCCCGGACAAGCCATGGTGTGGTTCTTCTTAGACCATGCCTTTTCCATAATGACCCTTGGTGGTTTGGAGGTGATAACATGCAAATAGGTGATTTGGTAACGGCTTGGGCGATTTCAGACCACAAAAGATACATTGGTGTGGTAACTGCAATTGTACTTGACCATCCATATAAAAAGAATATCAAAATACACAGGTACAAAGTATTTTTCCCAAACGCACCACATGATTGGTGGAACGAGGGAACATGGAACAAAAAAGCATTGGAGCTATTATGAAAATAGGTGATTTAGCAGAACATTACACAGAACCACAATGCTGGGGCATTATTGTCGCGGTATTTCAGCACCAATACGAGATCTATTGGATGGATGGAGATCGCACATGGATCGCAAAACGATCAATGGTCAAAAAATGTCCTTGACTTTTTCACTCAATCGGTTATATTATAAACATCACAACGAAACATGGAGTTATCATGGAATACACAAAAGGTGACTTGGTTTTAGTACAAACCAGTTACGAGAACGAAATGCGGAAAAAATATGCTATCGTGTTGGAACAGGTCTACAATTCAGTAAAGGTCAAGTTTATGCAAACAGGTGAAGTCATGGTTTATCTTAAAAGGTTTATCACACCAGTAGCAACGGAGAAATCATGAAAGTAGGTGATTTGGTAAGAAGAAAAGACCCTTTTGCTGAATGGCAAGAGGGCAACCCTTGGATGAAAGAAACAACAAACACAGGTGTGGTAATAAAAATAACACACCCAAGTCGGAGTAGGATGCCCATGATTTGCGTTCATTGGTTAATAGATGGAGTCAAGTGGTGGCATGGAGAACATAAATTGGAGGTGATAAATGAAAGTAGGTGATTTGGTAACAGTAGTTGGTTTTGGCATAGGTGTCATTGTTGAAACTGACTTTGATGAAGATAACGAAGAACCATTATTCAAGGTAGCTTTTTTTAATGAGTTTCGTGACGATTGGTTCTATGATGGATATATAGATAGCTTAAAGGTGATAAAATGAAAGTAGGTGATTTGGTGAAGTTGAGTTTAGACACAAGGAACATCGGTGTTATACACAAGATTTGGATGAACTATTGTTTCGTTCAATGGGGTGATGGGAGTAGACAACACCACCAACGAGATTTAAGGGTGGTCAAAAAATGTCCTTGACTTTTTGAGCCAACAGGTTATATTATAAACATCACAACAAAACATGGAGTAAACATGAAATTAGGATATGCTTGCATCAACAAGGGTCTGTCGGAACAGCCCAAGTCCAAACGCATCACAACCAACCGCACATTCCGCAAGGCTACCTTTGACGAGAAGGGTTTGCCCCATGCTTCTGCGATCTTCTTGGAGAACAGCAAAGACTTGCTCAAAATCCTACAATGGAATGAGCAACACAACATCAAGTTCTTCCGGCTTTCTTCGCAGATTGTGTCATGGGCTACGGAGTATCAGCTATGTGACCTACCCGATTATGAGGAGATTGAGCGCGTTCTCTTTGAGTGTGGTCTGTTCATTGAGGAGCATGGCATGCGTGTTACATCACACCCAGACCACTTCGTCAAGTTGGCTTCCCCCGATGAGCGCATTGCATCCAATGCTATCCGCGACTTGGAGATACATGGCGAGGTCTTTGACCTTCTGTGCCTACCTCGCACTCATTATGCCAAGCTGAACATCCATGTCGGTGCGTCATACGGTGACAAGCCCAAAGCATTGGACACCTTTTGCAAGAACGTGGAACGTCTACCCGATGCTGTACGATCCCGGCTCACAGTAGAGAATGATGATCGTGCATCTCTCTATTCCACCAAGGATCTCATGGAGGTCTACAAGCGCGTGGGTGTGCCAATTGTGCATGACCTACACCACCATCACTTCAACACAGGCGGTCTATCCAATGCGGATGCCCTAGCCCTTGCGGTAACTACATGGGGCGATACTACCCCAGTAGTCCACTACTCCCAATCCCGCGCTACAGAGTATGACGATCCACGCATCAAGGCACATGCACACTCAGACTCGTACTGGATACCTGTGGACACCTACGGACACGATGTGGATGTGATGCTTGAATGTAAACATAAAGAACTCGGTCTATTCAAGATGCGAGAACTACTATCAAAAACTATTTAGTCTAGGAGGACACTATGGCAAATTTATATTGGCGAAATGAAAAAACAGATAAGGATATAGCGGTTAAAAAGTTTATGGAAGTGCTACCCGACTACACCCCTAGTGCCTTCAAGGTTCGACAAGAGGGCGATGATAGCGGATCATACCTGTGCGTGTATGTAGAGCGCACAGAAGATGGACAGGAGATATGCGAAGACTTACCTGTGAAGTTCGAGGGCTGGCGCACAATACTTGTGTTCTGTCCACATGAGTACATAAAGGTGGTGATGGATGCGAAACGTGAGTGAATTGCGTGTGGGTGACTTGCTCATATACGACACAGGCGCAATATGCGTGGTGTATTCCACCGACAATCACCACTATGGCTTGTTTTATGCTGATGGCGATAAAAGCTTCACAGCGAGAACTCCACAAGACTTCTACCATGCCATTGCGCTAGACGGTATCAAGGTGATCAGAAAATGAAAATCGGAGATCTCGTTGAATTATCGTCAAAAGGCCGTTCCTTAAAGTCCAACAGGAAGTACGTTGGCGGTGTCGGCATCCTTATGAAAATTGCAGATACTGGATACTACGACTTTGGTATCCTTTGGATACCGAAAAAAGGCTACATGAAGAACAGAATTGGCTGGTTCAAGCGATACGAGATAAAAAAACTTAAAACGGACAAAAAATGTCCTTGACTTTTTGACTCAACAGGTTATATTACTTACATCAACAACGAACGATGGAGTTCATTATGAAAATTGGTGATTTAGTAAGACATATTCGTCAAGACTATGGAATAGGCATTGTGGTAAGAGTTTATTCATTCCACAAGCCACATGATAGAACCCAAGCATTTTTTTCAAAATGGGGTGCATGCACATTTGAAACACAAGATTTGGAGGTGATAACATGCAAATAGGTGATTTAGTGAGATTAAAGGATGATAGCACAGGCAGATGGGGCATCGGCATCCTTATTGAAGACATGGATCGGTTTCAAGGGTGGATGGTACAATGGCCAAGGGCTGGGCATGCTGGTCGTAGTTTTCATTCTTCTCGTCACTTGGAGGTGATAAGTGAAAGTCGGTGATTTGGTAAAAGTATCGAATAAAGGATTTACAACGACAGGCTTTATAAAAGCGGTCTATAAAGATATGTTTTTGGTTAGGTATTTTCAAACATTTACAGGGGAAAACGTCCATAGTGGTCTATGGACAAAAAAATACATTACACTACTGAGAGGTGATAAATGAAAGTAGGTGATTTGGTAACAGGCGGTTTGGGTGGTATAGGCATCATCTTGTGGCAAGTCGGTGTCACAGACAGATGGGTGGTGCATTGGGCAGATGGAAAGGCGTATGCGCTCAATGGGTGCAACCTATTCCCAATAACGGACAAAAAATGTCCTTGACAAATTCAACCAATCAGTTATATTGTAAACACCAGCAACGGAGAGCAAAATGAAAACAGGAAGTATCGTTTATGCAAAGTACCCTAGGAGAGATGGTAAGGGCATAGGAATTATTTTAGATTTCAAGCAAGGTGGAACGCATTATTTTGGCATCATACCCGATAGAGCAAAAGTCCGTTGGGCTTTAACAGGCAAAACAGATTGGTACAAAGTGTGGGATTTGGAGTTAGCATTATGAAAATAGGTGATTTAGTAATAGGCACAGGTTTTTTGATGCACGAACATGGTGTAGGTGTCATTATCGGCAAAGAGTTTGGCGGTCTTAAAGTGTATTGGCCAAAGAAAGGAGTTTGGTGCTACACAGGCACAGGAGGAGTAAAGCCGTTATGAAAATAGGTGATTTAGTGAAGTGTGTAGATGCAAATTTTTATGGCATCATTATTGATTGTGATGACTTGGAAGCATCTATTAAAGATTTCTGCATCCATTGGATTGGAGGTAGCTTTGATTGGCGGTTAGAGGATGAATTAGAGGTGATAAATGAAGGTCGGTGATCTATGCACAGCCGTTTGGAGCAAAGAACTACTCGTCTACCTAGGGGAAGGAGGATATGAGGGGTGGCACTCAGCTATAAACCTTGCAACAGGGAAGCGAAGCCAATATCAGAGAGATCAATTACGAGCGGTCAAAAAATGTCCTTGACAAATTCAATCAATCGGTTATATTATAAACATCAACAAGGAGGTGAGCGATGGCTTACATAAAACCAGACCAAAACATATTCTTTGCCAATGGTGGCAATGCAATCACAGCAACAATTACAAAGATAGCTTTCCGCAAGTACTGGGCAAAGCCCTACAAAGATAAAAAAACAGGAAAAATAGTCAAGAAACAAAAATCTATGCCCTTCGCATGTTGTAGGGTGATACTCTCCCTAGACCCCTCCGTAAAGGTTGGCGAAGAATTCCTTATCGCCGGCTATCAACTGGAGAATGTGGTGATACAAAACGAAAGGATGCTTACGTTCAAAAGTGACTTTGTGGCAGAATATGCCAAGGACTACGGAAAAGAATGGGTAAGGAAAATTATCAATGAAGATAGGTGATTTAGTAACAGTAAAGGATGCTTTAGGATACAATGCCTACATGCAAGAGCTTGTCGGTCACATCGGTGTAATTTGCGCTGATGAATACAACGGCAATGCGGTGTGGGTGCGAGTCTATATTCTAGGAAAAACAAGGCCAATCATGATAAGCGATTTGGAGGTGGTCAATGAAGGTCGGTGATCTAGTGATGTGTGTCAATCGCGATACAGGGTTCAAAAGTGTGGGTGTTGTAAGAAGAATTGCTGTGGGTTATGCCAAGATAGTCTACACCTTTGTTGATAAAAGAGAGGGTGCATGGACGCGAGGGCATGTTTTTCCCTTAGAGCAATCACAAATATAAAAACGGACAGTTTTTGTCCTTGACATTTTTAAGGAACAGGTTATATTACTTACATCAACAACGGAGAACAATAATGAAGAAAGGTGACTTGATAGAATTAGAGTTGGGCTGGTTGTCCAACGGACACAGAGAGGTCATCCTTGCTATTGTCACAGGGATAGATACGAGTGACCCATATGAATGTGAGGTAATGTTTTATCGTCATGGAAAACAAAGATACACATGGATACAATATGATTATGCCGAGAACAGGAGAATAAAATGAAGGTTTATGTTTTGAGTTACGAGTTCACTCGTTTTAACGAGAATTTCACAAGATCAGTGCACATGACCCACAAAGGAGCTTTGCTGGATCAATGCTGTTTTATGCTAGAAGTCCTCTTGGACATGGAGTGGGAAGAAGAAGATGACAAGGAAATGTACTACATCGAAGGCATCGTTGATAAAGACAAGCCAATCACCACAGACGAACTTATTCAACACATAAACGTCTTGGAACGATATGCTGAAAACGTGCAGTTCTACACAGAGATAGAAGAATTTACACTAGAACCATAACGGACATTTTTTGTCCTTGACATTTTTAACCAACCAGTTATATTGTAAACACAAACCCAACATCTTCGGAGGAAACATGAAGATACATGAAAATAAAAACAACTCACACCGCTCAAAATCAACCTGTGGCTATTGCCGTACCGAAGGTCACAACCAGTACCAATGCCCACATGTCAAGGGTGATTGGGAGAACTTCCTTTCAAAGTGGAAACTTCCTGTTGATGCGAATGGCAATCCTATCAAAAGAGGATATAATTCTATTGCTTATCTTTATGGCAATGGCCAGTTTGATCCATTGACAGCAAGTATTTACAATAACGGCTTCGCTTCGTGGTTTCGGAATTGTCGTAAGGCTTACATTAAACAGAAAGAACGTGGTTTCAAACTGGATGGCACTCACAAACGAAGTGCATCATCTGCTCCCAAGAAGTGTGGCTTCTGCGGTAGCACCAATCACACAAGACGTAATTGTCCAAATATGGAACAGTTCCTCAAAGATTGCTATAAAGCCAATGAAAACTGGCGCAAGGCTTGCTACCAAGAGGTTGTGCTAAAGAGTGGCATCTCCGTTGGTGCTTGTGTTGAAG